ACTATTATGATGTAACTACTTTAGGTCTTGGTGTTGTGAAACATGAATTCCTTGCAAACGATGGCGTTAAGATTGAATATGTAGATCCAGCTAACTGGATTCACAGTTATACTGAAAAGAACGATTACTCTGATTGTTTCTATTTTGGTGAGGTTAAACAAGTTCATTATACTGAGCTTCTTAAAATTAATCCTAATCTAACTGATGAGGAGCTTACCGAAATCAAGAACGCAGGGTCTGCTTGGTATGACTATTTCCCTATCATTCGTAACTACCAAGATGACGCATTCTTAAATGAGGTTGTCACATTACTTTACTTCAACTATAAGACTCACAAGAAGTTTGTATGGAAGAAGAAGATCCTTGACAATGGTGGTGAGAGAGTTATTCGTAAAGAAGATACGTTCATGGCTCCAAATGGAGAATACTTTGAGGTTGTTGAGGCCGTAAGAGATGTATGGTATGAAGGTATTCTTGTAGGTGGATCTAGCATTATGGTTAAATGGGAAATGATGAAGAACATGGTTCGTCCTAAATCTGCATCTCAAAAAGCCCTACCTAATTATATTGCTTACGCTCCACGTTACTACAAAGGAAATATTGAGTCTTTGGTTCGTAGAATGATCCCATTTGCAGATCAGATTCAATTGACACACTTGAAGCTACAACAAGTTATGGCTCGCGTAGTTCCTGATGGTGTGTTCATCGATGCTGATGGTATCAATGAGGTAGACCTTGGAACTGGTGCAGCATACAATCCTGAGGATGCGCTCAACTTATACTTCCAAACAGGTAGTGTGATTGGACGTTCATATACTCAAGACGGTGAGTTTAACAATGCTCGTATTCCAATTCAAGAGCTTAACACTAATAGTGGTCAAGCTAAAATGGCTGCATTGATAAATAACTACAACCATTATTTGAATATGATCCGCGATGTGACGGGTGTGAATGAGGTGCGTGACGCATCTACACCACATCCTGATGCATTGGTTGGTGTTCAGAAACTTGCAGCACTCAATTCAAACACAGCTACTCGCCACATCCTTGATGCTGGTGTTATTACAACTAGACGTGTTGCTGAATGTTTATCTATACGTGTAGCAGATATATTAGAGTATGCAGACTTTGCTGAGGAGTTTGCTATGCAGATTGGTAAATACAATCTAGCTATTCTAGAGGATGTTAAGAATTTATACCTGCATGACTTTGGTATCTTTATTGAGGTTGCACCAGATGAAGAGCAGAAGGCACAATTAGAGCAAAACATTCAGGTTGCCCTACAACAGCAGACAATTGATCTTGAGGATGCTATTGACATTCGAATGATCAACAATATTAAGCTTGCTAATGAGATGCTCAAGATGAAGCGTCGTAAGCGCATGGAGCAAAAACAAAAAGAGAAAGAAATGGAGTTCCAAATGCAAATGCAAACGAACATTCAATCTTCTCAAGCAGCTTCTGAAGCCAAAGCACAAATCATTCAATTGGAAGGTCAGACAAAAGCACAGATCAAGCAAATGGAGGTTCAAGGTGACATTCAGAAAATGCAAGCTGAGGCTGAGCTCAAGAAAGAGTTAATGGCTATTGAGTTCCAATATAACATGCAACTACGTGGTTTAGAGTCACAAGCTTTGAAAGATCGCGAGTCTGAGAAAGAGAAAGCTAAAGATAAGCGAGTAGACCTACAAGCTACCCGTCAATCTGAACTTATCAACCAAAGACAAAACAATCTACCTCCTCAGAACTTTGAGAGTACAGAGGATAGCCTTGATGGCTTTGACTTAGAGTCATTCGGGCCTAAATAAATAATTATTAAATTTGTTGAAAATTAAATTAAATGGAAGGAGAATTTAAAGTAAAAGCTGTAGAGTTCGAGGAGAAGTCTGTAGCTGAAAAAGAAGCAGAATTGCTAGATGGTCTAGAGACTCATTCTGATCCTGATGGTGTTGTTAAGGTTGATTTGTCACAAGATGAACCTGAACCATTAGTAGACGAAAACCAAAATCCAGATCCAGTACAAGAACTAGATCTAGATGACAATAAAGTTCTTTCATATCTTGGTAAAAGATGGAACAAAGAGATTACATCTTTGGATGATTTAGTTCAAGAGCGTGAACAAGCTGAAGAACTACCTGAAGATGTCTCTGCGTTTTTGAAATACAAAAAAGAAACAGGGCGTGGTATTGAAGACTTTATGAAGTTGAATGTCGATTACAACGCAATGGATGAAGACACTCTACTTTATCAATACGCTAAAGAACAAAATCCAGGGTTAGATCCTGAAGAGATTAAGTTCGAGCTTGATACAAAGTTTTCATATGATGAAGATTTTGACGATGAAAAGCAAGTTAAAAAGACAAAGCTAGAGAGAAAAAAAGAGCTCAATAAGGCTCGTGAGTATTTTAATAATCTTAAAGAACAGTACAAGGTTCCGCTTGAGTCAAGGGAAGCCTTTGTTCCGCAAGATGAAAAAGAATCTTACGAATCTTATAAGCAATATAAACAAGCCGCTGCTAGCGAGCAGGAGGAGTTGCAAAGGCGATCAAAAGTTTTTGCTGAGAAGACAAATGAATTATTCTCTGATAAGTTTGAAGGTTTCAAATTTAATATTGATGAGAATAAAGCAGTTACGTTTAAACCAGCAGAAGCCAAGGTACTCTTACAAGAGCAATCTAATGTCAATAATTTTTTATCTAAATTCATTGGCGAAGATGGTGTATTGAAAGATGCTGAACAATTCCATAGAGCAATAGCGATTGCTTCGAATCCCGATAAGTTTGCGAAGTTTTTCTATGAGAAAGGAATGACTGAAGCTGTTGAGACAGTTTCAAAAGAGTCTAAAAACATTGACATGACTCGTCAAGCCACTCAAGTAACCAAGAAAACTGACGGAACATTCCAAGTAAAAGCTATAGAACCTAGTTACGGCAACAGATTAGTTATTAAACAAAAACCTAAAAACTAGAAAAAATGGCTGGTACATTACAAGGGTCACCAACTTTCGCATTGACCCCAAGCGCAGTTAAGGCAGCATTGCCTGACAACTACATCAAAGACTTTAACTTCTTGAATCAGTATCTTCCTGATACTTATGAGCAAGAGTTTGAGCGTTACGGTAACCGTTCAATCGCATCTTTCTTGCGTATGGTCGGTGCTGAACTTCCTACTAACTCTGACCTCATCAAATGGGCAGAACAAGGTCGTCTTCACACTAAATACACTGGATTAACTTACGGATCTTGTGCTTCAGGTGTTCAAACATTTACATTGGCTTCTGGAGCTTGTGTATTCCGTGTTGGTCAAACTGTATTTCTTTCTTCAGAATCTATTGCTACTGAGTCTGCAAAAGCTCTTGTTACAGCAGTTGCTAATGATGGATCTACATTTACAGTTGCTTATTATGCAAACGTAGGTAACACTTCTCCATTCTCTGCTGGAACTGTTACTGCATTTGTTTACGGTTCTGAATTCCAAAAAGGAACTAACGGTATGCAAGGATCTTTGGAAGCACAAGATGTTTTCTTTGACAACAAACCAATCATCATCAAAGACAAGTACACTGTATCTGGTTCTGACATGGCTCAAATTGGTTGGGTTGAAGTAACAACTGAAAATGGTGCTACTGGATACCTTTGGTATTTGAAGTCTGAGCACGAAACTCGTTTACGTTTTGAGGATTACCTTGAAATGGCAATGGTTGAAGGTGTTCCTGCTGCTGCATCATCTGCTGCATTGTCTGCATTGTCTCCATCTACAGGTTACATCCCTGGTGGTACAACTGGTACAACTGCTGCTGGTACTCAAGGTATGTTCAACACTATCGAGACTCGTGGTAACGTTTGGGCAGGTGGTAACCCATCTTCTTTAGGTGACTTCGATACAATCGTACAACGTCTTGACAAGCAAGGTGCTATCGCTGAGAACGTATTGTTCTTAAACCGTCAGTTCTCTTTTGACATCGACGATATGTTGGCTGCTCAAAACTCTTACGGTGCAGGTGGTACTTCTTACGGTTTGTTTGACAACAACCAAGACATGGCTTTGAATCTTGGATTCACAGGTTTCCGTCGTGGTTACGAGTTCTACAAAACTGACTGGAAATACCTTAACGACGCAACTCTTCGTGGTGGTATCGTTGGTGGTGCTATCAATGGTGTTTTAGTTCCTGCTGGTACAATGAGCGTTTACGATCAAGTACTTGGTAAGAATGCTAAGCGTCCTTTCCTTCACGTTCGTTACCGTGCTTCTGAAGCTGAAAACCGTCGTTACAAAACTTGGATGACTGGTTCTGCAGGTGGTGCTCAAACTAGCGACCTTGATGCTATGGAAGTCAACTTCTTGTCAGAGCGTGCGCTTTGTACAATGGGTGCTAACAACTTCTTTATCTTCAAAGGATAAGAAAACCAATAATATGAGAGGGGTTTCGGCCCCTCTCTATTTTTTAATAAGTTAAATTATATCAAATGAAAAGAGTAAAAATAGAGCCTAAGGATAGGACTTATTTATTGAAAATTGAAGATGCTCCATTGAGCTATTATATCGCGCACAAAGATACACCGCGCAAACGTCTTCTTTATTATAATGAAGAGACCAATACAAATCACCCACTTCGTTACGCACGAAATTCAAACAGTCCATTTCAAGAAGAACAAGATACCAACGTTATTGTTGAGCCTATTGTTTTTGAAGATGGTGTGTTAACAGTGCCTAAAACAAATCCCGTTCTTCAAGAATTCTTACATTACCATCCGGGTAATGGTGCTGAGTTCTATGAATTTGATCCAGAGAAAGATGCTCAAGAAGATGTTGAATACCTATTCAATGAAATTGACGCTCTTATATTAGCTCGCGATCTTGCTGACAAAGACTTTACAACTTTAGAAGCAGTTGCTAGATTGGTATTAAGAGGTGACGTTGATAAAATGAGCTCTTCAGAGATTAAAAGAGACATCATGATCTTTGCTAAAAGA